CCTTGACCAGCACCAATCTGCTGGCTGGCAAGGTTGCCATATTGCGCTGCAGCACCCTGACCAAGCTGGGCCTGCTGGATTGCCTGCTGACCAAAAGTCTGACCAATGTTGGCCAGCTGACCTGCCCCTTGCAGACCAACCTGTGAGCCGGTGGTTTCCATGTTGCCCACTGCTTGACCTGCTTGCAGACCAAGTTGTCCTTGCTGCCCGGCCAACGCGCCAATACCCGTACCAGCCTGCAACCCACGCTGCTGTTGCTGCTCAAACGCCTGTTGCGCCTGAGCTTGCGACTGGGTGTAGCCCTGACTCAACAGATTTGCAATCGTGTTGGCTTTTTGGTCCATCAGATTGCGCTGCATCTCCGCTCTTTGGACAGCGTCACGAGTCCCGCCAACCGCCCCAGCCCGAACCGCATTAGCAAACGAAGACTGGTCAGCAATCTTCGCTTGCCGATCCATTTCGGCCATCGTGCGGTCAATGACCTGCTGCTGATACGGATTCATGAAGTTCTGAGCAGACGCTGGGTTGTACCCTTGCGTCGAGTTGGCCAGAGCCCCAATCCCCGCCTGCATGCCAGCGCGGCTCTGCTCCAGCCCACCACCAATCAGACCCTGTGCGGTGGCGTAATTTGGCTGCCCAGTATTGGCAGTTTGCTGCGCTGCAGCAGCAAGCAATGAGGTTGAAGGCTGAAGGTCCGCGGCCCGTGATTGCAGAGTCAGGCCCTGCGCTTCACCGAGCCCTCCTAGGCCTTGAGAAATTGCAGAAGTGGCCGGTGTAAGGTTGGCTTGCGAGGACTGCGCAGCCAGGTTTTGCATGCCTGCCAGCGCATTGATGCCGGAGTTAATATCTTGCTGGGCGTTGTAGAACTGCCCACGAGTGTCCGCACCGCGGAGAATGTCCGCCGCTTCCTGGGTGTTTTGATATCCAGTAGCCAGGGCCGCGTTGGCCGAGTTCAAGTATGGGCTAAACGCCCCAATCCCGGTGGTTTGAGCAGCATTTAGAGCCGCCTGCTGGGAAGGAGAAAACCCGGCTACTTGATAAGCAGGTAGCTGTGCGGCAAGCGACTGGCCCGCCGGTAACGGCTTTCCACTTGCATCAAGGTTAAACGCCAGATTCCTGGCGTTTTGCAGTAGATCTAGCTTATAGGCTTCTACGTCCGGGGCTTCCCGGACTATCTGCTGGGTAGTTTCAATAGCCATTTATTTGCTCCCAAGAGGGCCGTTTTCCAGCGATTTCATGAGTTTGTACATCTTTGCTGCGCCTTTACGCCGGCTTCCGCCGCCCGCATTGCGTACTGCTCTGGCTGTAAAGACGAACTCACCGTCAGACAACATTGCTGGAATTGAATCAGATGTCTCGGTGCCCGGACCATCAATTTGACCAATTTTACGTGGAAAATCAACATTCCCGCCCCGTGCTCGACCCATGACTGGACCTGAGTTATACGTGGGCAACATTGGAGCATTTACTTGAGGGGCTGGAATTCCACCAAAATACATATTCCCGGTTGGAACGCCAGTCGGCATGCGCGACGAGAACTGCCCCGCCCTCAAATCGCCACCGAATAACTCAGGATGATCCTTGATGTAATCTCTTCCAGTGTACTTGTAGTCAAAAGCAGGTTTTGTTTCTGCAGGCTGAGATTTAAAACCGCCCGCCAAGGCAGTTGCGCCCAAAACGGCCGCCGCACCAGGGCCATACTTGCCGAGCATCGTTGTGGCGTTTGGATCGCTGAAGATCTTGCCAAAGTTGTCAAAAGAGGGGGTTTTATAGAAGTCCTGCGCCCGGCTGATCAGCGAACTCTCAGTGGCTCCAGCTTTCGCTCCGGCTCCGGCTGTTGCTGGGTTTAAGCCTTCGTTGTCCCCCAAATAAAAACCTTTTGCAGAACCAGCCCCGCCTGGCTTGGCGCCTGCTGTTGCTGGGTTTAAGCCTTCGTTGTCCCCCAGATAGAAGCCTTTTGCAGAGGCGGTGGAAGTGTCACTTCCCCTGACAGGAGAAGTGTAAGGCCCTGGTTCCGCAGGGCCTGCGGCTGAACCAGAAGCACCTCGATAAGCTTCAGCAACTGAAGGATCTAAACCGTAATCTTTTGCCAGATTAACGGCTTGTAAATAGTTTAATTGGGGATCTAAACCCACTCCAAGTTGGTCCGCGGATGGAATTCCTCCAACTTCGGAAACTGGTCCAGAAGTTTGCACCCCTTGCATAAACTGGGACACATTAGGGTTTGGACCAGCCGGACTGGCCTGACTAAATGTTTCATATTGAGAAGGCGCAGCATCCTTATTAGGAGCCGCCAGACCCATGCCCTGCAACCCTGCCGTTGTTGCGCCAGCCATGGCACCTGATTGCAACGCTTGACCAAGGGATTGCCCTTGCAACAGGCCTGCCCCCGTGCTCAAAGCTGCGGACGAAAATCCACTATTGAGCAATGACCCCGTTGCGCCAGGCATGAACTTGGCGATCTCCGTCAACGGGCTTACGCCCATGACCGTGCCACCACTGCCCAGGTAGCCCATGGCACCTGAAATCAGCACGTCTTTCAGGTTTCCACCCGAATACGCGGTCAACCCAGCACTGGCCAACCACGGTGGCACGCCTATCATGGTCAAGCCAATCGTGGCAATCAGCCGACCAATAGGGCTAGCAACTACCTTGTGAACCGCATCATCAACCTTAGCAAGCGCGTTTGAGACGCTTCGTACAGCACCACTGTATGTATTTACATCAAACGCTCTTTCAAAGACGTTTTTGTATTCCCGCAACCCGGTATTTGGATTAATGGTTCCAGACCCACCAAAAGCCTTCAAAAGCGCAGCTTCTTCAGGATTAATGTGCGCCAACATCGTGTCGCCACCGCGACCCTGCGACTGCAAATACTTGGTGACATCGGCCAATCCGCCATGGGCCATGGGCATGCCTTCCATAGGCGTTGCCCGTTCCGCGGTGTCTTGCTTTAGCTCATGCAAAGCAGCCAGACGAGTACCAATGTACGTCTGGTCAAACTGGTCAGGCAACATCGACGGGGGAACAATTCCCTGCTCAACCAGCGTCGATACAATCTGCGGGTACTCCTCTTGGTGATCCATCAAGTACTCAAACATCGCAATCAGGATGTCGACCACTTGCGGCGGGATCTCAACGTCCGCCATGGCGGATCGCATCGCCCCGCGATACTGATTGACCGCTTCCGGAGCTGCCTGGCCAATCGCCTCTAGCGTGGCGTCATACAGATCCCGGCTAGGAATCTTAGGCATTTTTGCCCCTTGGTCCTTGGGCAGCGGGCCAATACCTTGGGTTTCAAGTTCAGGATTCATCAGCATTTCCACCGTTTTAAGGACGCTTTTGCGCGTTCCGCATCGCCTTTGGCATGTTTCACTACACCTGACATGCGGGCACAAAAGCTGGCTTTTCTGCCCTTGTCCGCGTCAGTCTTTGGATTTGGAGCAGGAGCCTTCAGATTGCTGCCTGTAGCCGCATTGTACTTCGCTCTGCCCTTCGCTGTAAGCCCCGCACCCTCTTTTACAGAGAGTTTTTCACCACGGCCCACGGCCAGGGATACGCCCTTTTTCATTTCTTTTTCGCCGTTTTGGCCGACTCTTTGAAGTCTTTGGCCGTTGGCGCGCCAGGGGCACCGGGCTTGCGCATCTTTTCCTTGCTGCCAGCCTTGATGCGCTCTTGCTTGGCGTGAATGTTTGCGTAAAGTCCGGGTTTAGCCATGATTTTATTGGGTTAAGTCGTAAAAGGAAATTGCCCCAATACCACCGCCTGTGGTGGCACCGCCTGTGGTTACAGTTCTTGCCACCAAAGTTAAAATATCGCTGACCCCTGCAATAGATGCGCCTAATTGCATGTCCCAGTTGTACCCTGCGCCAACCGATAAAATACTCCGACCCGTTTTGCCAGTAGCAAACTCAGAATAAACTAAAGTTCCGCCGGTATATGAAGTAGAGTTGATGTCATACTCGACACTGGAATCTGATGCCACCGCAGACCAAGATGGGGTAGAAAGAGTTGCGTTTTTTACAAACGCAATTTGAAAGTTATCTGCGGTGGAAGGCAAAAAGTTAAGTGTGGTGGGTAATACAACCGACCCAGTTCTTCCGGAGGCCAATCTTATGGAGATCAAAGGCTTATATGAAGTTGTTAAATAGGAAGAAGCAGTAAGATTTGTCATTGAAGCGACATGCTCAACCGAAGTTGCTTCAAAGCCTCCTTCTGACATTACAGAAGAACAAATTTGTGTCAGGGTAGCCGCAACCGCCGAAGTTGAAACGATCTCATATCGCACCGGCAAAATAGCCGTAGTCATGTAGACGGTAGTGCCATACACGTTTGCATTGTTGAACGTGTGGCATGTGATGTACTGACCGTTGATAACAAACCCGCAACGCACTGAACCAACCCCCAGCCACTCGAAGTCCATCCAAAGAATTTGCGGGTGAGTGAGGTCAAGCGTCAATCCCGACGCCCCGGTTCCGTCTAACTTGTCTCCATTCCAGCTTGATTGGGCAATTGTCCGGGTGTCGTCCACTGAACCACTGGTGTAAGACCTCAAAACAAACGAATTAGCTCCTGCTGTGCGCTGAAAAAACACCCCGTTTTGAGTGTTGAAATAGCCAACTTTTTGGTTCAGATTGGCAGATGTTCCGTTATCCATTTGGAACGTAGCAAGGACCAACAAGCCCTTTCCCGGCTGATACGGGAAGTTTCTATACGTCTGTCGAACAACCGAACCAACACCCCCAGCAGTCACACTCAGACTAACGCTGGATTGGTCTGTATTGAATGTGGTTGACCCCGTACCGCTTGTAGAACTGTCAAACTGATTGTCCGCAGCATAGCGACTTTGGCTATCGAAAAGCGTGTACGGCTGACTGACCCTCTGCCGCCCAAACGCATCTAAAGCAGTCGGAGGAAACGTAATCGGCAACGAAGAAGTACTTGCCACAAGCTGCCCCAAAATGTTACTTAGCTGATTGAAATACAGCCTCAATACGTTATTAAACTGCTCCTGGAACTGCGGGTCATACCCCCTTGGAGCATTAGGCAGGTTCGGCGGAGCAACCCGATTAAGGTCAAAATCCGTAGTGACAATCAACGTCATCGCAGGCCATCCGGGCGAATGTCAATCCGAGGCGCACCCAACTGCCAAGCGGTTCCCAACGTATTCGAGCGCACTTTGAAAATTAGCTGCCGACCCCGAACACGGGTGTAAATCTGCCCGGTAAACGTCTCAGGGACCACGTAAGTCGACCCAGAAAGCACCGATTGCGTGGACGAATTCTGTGTCCCAGACCCCGAGTTTTGCATCGGGTACAGCGTCATTTCGACCTGCGGCGTAACGGGAGGATTGTCGGACGACCCCTGGAAAGAGATATCTGGCAGCATCCGCCAGATAAAACCAACGCTATCCCCATCCCCAATGTCAAACTCACACGAGGCAATTGACGCATCTATTGGAAGTGCAGTTCCATCGACGTTGTCATCGACCCCCGATTCATGGTTCAAGAGCCGCTGGCTATAAGCCGCAGCAACTGGGAACTTCTGCAGACCGCTATCCAACCACGCTGTACGGGCCATGGTTCCGTAATACCAGATGTTTTCTAGGTAGTTGTAGACCACGTACTTATTAATTGTGTAGCTGCCCTTAGAGCAATAAAACCACCAAACTTCGTTAAACCCTTCGTTTGTTCCTGCAAAAATCTGTTCAGCCTGATTCAAATCAATATCGTTAAAAACGTACTTTCGCAGGTCGCAATTAAGCGTTTCTACCCGTCCATTGTAGGCATAAAACTTGTCCGTACCCATCCAATAGACAACCCCGGATGCAATAACAGAGCAATTAGGCCCTACAATAGAAATGTTGTCGCCCAGAAGTTGAGTGCCCCAAATATATGGAGGGCCTAAAAACTGCAGGGAATATAAGGAAGAGTCGGTAAAAACGACAATCTCTTGCCTGGTTTGGACATATGAAACTATTTTAGATCCGTGAGATAGTCTAGTTTCCCCCGACTGCGTTGTAGCGGTTGGGTCCCATTCCGTAAAAGACTCTTTGTCAGACCACCGAATCAACAACGGATCTAATGTAGGCGGAGATGTCGTATCAACCCTACTATTTGTTCCAAACAGGATAGTAAACCCACTGGCGTCGGACAAGGTAAAAAGGTTTTGGTACAAAGGCACATAGTTCGCGCCAGGAAGGGAAGATACCAAAACCCCTCGCGGAGAAATGGCCTGTATCCCAGTGCCATTTGTGGTGGTGTTGATTAACGCCCCCGTCGGCGTACTGGACAAGTTAAAGGTTACCCCAGATAAGTTCCGTACATAATAGGTTTGACCTGGGATTAAAGGGGAAGGCAGCGTGCCTGTTGTTGTAAATGTAATCGGGTAAGTTTCAAAAAGTGAAACACTACTCGTAACGAGTGCTGGAGAGGCATTACTAATGGCGACCGTAATATTCCGATACCCAATTGTGGCTGTCCAGTAATATAGAGCTTTGCCTTTGGGACCAAAAATCAGGTCTTGACCGGAATTCATCTGGTTCCACAGGCGCAAAGAGTTTCCAGAAGTGGCTGAATCTCCCCACGTCCCAGAACTCCAGGGTCCCGACCCCCAGCCGGACAAAGGAACAACGTAAGCGGGGCCAGTATTGATCTGGTAAACCGCATAAACAGGGCTTCCACCCCCAGATGAGCTTGCTGAAGCAGTCCCGGTTACAACAATTGAGTAGGAATTAACACTTATATAAGTAACCTGGTACTCACCGCTAACAGTTATTCCATTAAATGTTGATGCACCATAAAAAGTCACATAGTCGTTGTTTACTGCACCGTTTGCGACATCAGTGACGGTAACAACCGTTGTTCCACCTGAGTTTGTGGCTGTATCAGTTGTAAACGGATTGTTTAAAGTGCTTGTTTTTCGAATAGGGGTGATGTCGTAATACGCTCCCCCATTTTGAAGATAAAATTTAAGGTTTGTACCTACGCCAATTAAGTTTTGGCCCAGCAAGGTCACCCAGTTCCAGAGAGAACGGCAAGTTCCAAGAAAAGTGTTACTGGAAAGGGGCTGCCAACCACCTATTTTCTCTGGCGTCCCCTGGCGAAATCGAACTTTGTCCGACTCAAACCAGCCGCCTTCGTTGGTGTATCGCGTGTTTTCGCGATTCACTCCGGGTTTGAACAGAATCTTCTGAAGCATTACTTGCTCGCAACGCCCTTGTGCTTTTCAAAACTACGCATCCCGCCAAAACCAAGTAGACCAGCAAGGAGCGTCATAAGTTGTTCAACCTGAAGATCTGGGGGAGGAGCTAACCCTTTTGGAATTATATCCACTCCTTGACCAAAAGCCCAACACCACTGCATCAGCGGGTAGCCAAGAAATTGGTAAGCCAAACCTGCAACCCCAACCCAGCCCACAGCAGGACGCCAACCACTGACAAATACGCTAGAACTCGCCGCTTCGATTTTGTTGATATCCACTTGGGCGAGGTCGGTCGCCTGATCAATCCTCTTTTCCTCAAGGTCGAGCTTACGCTCTTCCAGCGCCATTTCGAGGCGTTCCCGATCCGTCGTGATGAGCGAATCCGCAACTTTGCCAACACCTTCAATGATGCTTCCTATCCCAATTAAATCCATTACTTGAGTCCTTCCAATGTTCTTCGGCACCACCCAAGCAAAAATTTAGACTGTGAACGATCCTTCATACAAATCTGCACATAGCGGCTTATCTTTGCTAACGCATAGGCTGGCAGGAACTTTTCTGGCGTACAGATGTTTAAGCGTTCGACGGTTTTTGCGCCGATTGCCCCGTCTGGGGTGACGCCGACGATGAGTTGGGCGAGCTTGGCGGCGACTCCGACTCCGGTGTTGACGGAGAAATTGAAGATGGTTTCCGCAATAGCCTGGTTCGTAAGATCGTCACCTCGGACACGATCCCAGAAATTAGATTTGTAAAACTCACGAACCAAAGGAGTAGCCGATCCGAAATCCCTGCGATCAATGAACTGCCATCCTTTCCAGTCTGGATTTGGCTTTCTTGCGATTCCTGCATACGTCTGTCCTCCCCGGTCACCCGGAATGTCAGTTAGTTGGTATCCACCTTCGTCATGGATCATTTTTTCAAAGGCAGGATTGAAGTCAGCCATTTTTATCCCTTGCCTTGTTGATGATTTCAAATGCGGATTTCATCTTCTCTTCCAACACCGCAACCCGAAGATCTAACTTAGATAGCACAACAATCAAGGTCACAATACCAAGCAACACGGGCCACGCTTTCAAAAACAGCTCAACGATCTCCATTTCCGTGCCTCCTGGTGTACTCTTCTCGAAGAAACGTGACCTTCTTTCGACCGTCATGCCGCCTAACAACCCCCAATGCAGGAGGATTGTTTAAGTACTCCGCAGCACGCAACATCAGATCCGGATCATCGTCAAATGTACCCAATGCTGTGTTGCACCGCTTGCACAACACCCCCCGGACATCGTCCGAATCATGGCAATGATCCACCGCAAACTTGTACTGTTTCAGCTTTAGAGGCTGTTGACAAACAGCGCAATTATACCCTTGAAGCTTCAAAAGAAGCTCAAAATCCGTAGGGGACAGCCCAAAACGCGAAAGGCGGTTCACATCCGCCTTGCACGCACTACACAGGAAATAATCCTTGCGACCGTGGATTATTAAGTCATCCTTGGCAAACTGACCAAGGCACACGGCGCAAGACGGCATTTTAAAACCCCGATGGGCGGGTGACCCCTCTAAAATCCTACAGTTTACAAAAGACAGGAAAGTTACTTCTTCAGACTTTCGGTATGGGCACCTACGGGATCGCCTTGGGTTTCTTTGATGATTGCGGTAGAGGTTGCGCGGTCAATCATCATAAAACCTTGGCAAGTAATATTCCAGTCTGGCCCGGGTGACATTTCACTTTCAGATGGGACTTCTAACTTAAAATTCTTGAACAAGTATTCTTTGTCGTTCTCAAACACTCGCCACACATGGTCCATCGTGCCACGGTTTTCCTGGCCACGACTTTTGTTAAACCGAATGAGGTACTTGTTCAAATGATTTCCGCTGTTGGCGCGGCGCAAGTTTGTGGTTGGTAAATAACTGTCAAATTAAAATGCACAAACTTAATTGGTAGGTCTGCCGCATGACGTGTAAATGAGTGCGCTAACCATGAATTTGCAAAAAGCATCATTCCGGGTTTAGGCGTAAAGTTAATCATCCTGCTTGCCGGGGTTGCTATGTTCATGTCTTGCTCTGGCAAGTCGTTCTGTACTTTACCTGCGCGTGGATCGTGAAACACCACATTAGAACAGCCTTCAGGTGTCTCAAGGAAATAGAACCCAACAATCTGCGAACCTAAGCCGTGAACATGAGCGTCCATTGCCGAATGCTTGTGGTGCTCTTGGGTCCACATTTCTGTGAACTGAACCGCCTTGTCCTGCATGGCGTAGCCCTGTTCGTTCAAAATGTTCCAAGCGGTAGCCCCAATGAACTCAGAGAACTGCGCCATACGCGGGTCAGCAAAATAACTGCCAGTCATGTAAACCGGGTAAATTTCGTTTAAGTTCCGGTCTTTACGTTGTAACGCAAGATGCTCTTCCGAAACTTGGTTGACGGATTTTAAAAAATCTGGTCGTTCAATAATATAAATTGGGCACGGAAAATGAAACGCCACTTGCAGTTGCGTGTTTTGAACAACTTCAGCCACTGCTTCAGCGGCTTTGCACACTTTTTTCTTTACTTTGCTCATTCTGTTATTTCAACCCATTGCCACGCAAAAAAATCAAATTTGTATTTGCCATCTGGCATAGCGGGGGTGTCTTTCCAATTGCTGTCTGCGCCACACCAAAAAGTAAAAATCTTTTGTTCTAACTTGGTTTGGTCTGGTTCTGGGCGCGAAACTGGAGGAACCATTGCGCAAGTGGCCTCATCAAAAGTCCATGCAGACCAGTTAGATGCTTGCTCACGGGAGTTAAATTCAGTAATAACGGACTGTTGCTTGGCGGCTCTTTCTTCCGCAGTTAGTTGTATTACTTGAAACACATCAGTCCATACGCCATTTATTTTTTCATAAACAACGTGTGGATTGGCGAATGATTCATACCACTTTAAAGTTGGAAATGGAATGCGATTAAACGGTTCCCAATTAAATGGGATGCCGTCTGGAAATGCTTGAAGTAAGTTTTCTTCAACCGCAGGGTGGTCAATTGGTTGTCCATTTTCAACCTTAATATACAATTTCATGGCGCACCTGCGTTAGTTGAGGGGAACGAGCGAGTGTTTCCGGGCCAGATAATGCGAACTGCGCCCACACTCCCATCAGCACCAGCGCTACAGGATGAGGGGCATGCCGCTCTACCGCCGGGGCCACCTCCACCATATGCACCTCCAACGCCTCGTGTGGTGCCGTTAGCTCCACCTGATCCACCGCCACCCCCAGCGTTTAGAAGGCCGGCAGTTCCATTACTACCTTGCCCAAGAATACCTACACCACCCCCGCCAGAACCTTTTGTAGTGGCACCACCACCGCCGGAGCCACCCCCTCCTCCTCCGCCACCGGCACCGACAGCCCCAGCCGAACCCGGATTTATACCACTTCCTCCTGCGCCGCCATTGTTGCTATACCCTCCAGCACCTCCACCGCCACCGCCGTAAACGCCGGAGGTAGACAAGTTTTGCCCACCAACCCCTCCGACACCCCCATTGCCCCCTCCATCATAAGAATTTGCTGGAGTTCCACCGGCACCACCTGTACGACAATTATTGCCCCCTTTACCAAAAATGCCTCCAGTGGCTCTAACACAACCAACAGGCAAACATATCCGAGAAAACCCACCAGAGGTTCCACAAAAACCATTTGACGTGTTCCCTTTGGCACCAACAGTTACGGTTCTAGAAGTTCCCGGCGTAACCGAAGCACTATTTTTATATGCAAGCCCACCACCACCACCACCACCGCCGGCGTAATACCAATAAGGGAAACAAAGACAACCCCTTGGGAAAATATTACCACCACCGCCACCGCCGCCGCCACCTACCACCACAACCGAAACTGAAGTTACCCCAGCAGGAACCACCCAACTATAACATCCGGCAGTTGTATAACATTGCGAACCCGGGGCCGCTGCAAAACTACGCTGATTTTGAAATACCGCCTGTTGTACGCCACTCATGTCAAACCACTTCCAGAAATTACCCAAGACGTTGATGTGATTTTAATTGCAGTTGCAGAACCATATTGAGCCAGAGTTCGAGTTCCGGTGGTTCCAGCACTTGATAAATACATGGTATCAGTCGTAATTGCAATGCTGACGCTTGTTGCAGAAAGGTTTATAAAAGTAATTGCCGTTCCAATTGCATACGCAACAGAACTATTTGCAGGAATCGTCCAAGTAGCGGCCCCACCTGAACCTCTGTAAATGTGTTTGCCAGAATCTGCGATAACTAAGGTATAACTACCCGTTTGTGCGTTTTGTGGAATATTGCGAAAACCAACAGAATCTGTGCCGTCAACCGTACAATTACTTAAAGTTCCAGACGTTGGAGTTCCAAGAACCGGGGTCGTCAGCGAAGGAGAGGTTGAAAGAACGACACTTCCAGAGCCTGTGGAGCTAGTAACCCCAGTTCCTCCGTTGCCAACAGCTAAAGTCCCTGTAAAAGTAATGTTTGGGGTTGTGCCGCCGCTAGAAGCAATGTTTCCACTTCCAGTTACGGAAGTGACCGTACCCCCAGATCCCGCCGCAGCAATTGAAATTCCGCCAGCACTGTTGGTAATGGTCACCCCAGTACCAGCGGTTAACGTAGTACGAGTAAACCCCGTGCCGTTACCAATGTCCAATGCGCCGTTTGCAGGGGCTGTGGAAAGTCCAGTTCCGCCGTTAGCTACAGGAAGCGTCCCTGTTACACCTGCTGTCAAACTGACTTGACCCCATGACGGGGCCGCACTGGTCGTTGCCAACAAGCTTTGACCAGTCGTCCCTGCGGCAGTTGCAACCGGAGCGGCACCCGCACCACCTCCGTAAACAATCCCATATTGAGCAAGCGCCGCACTTGATGCCCAAGTGGTTCCGCTAGAGAAATAAGGAATACCACCGCTAGTTCCGGCAACCGTCAATCCAAGAGTGCCCGAAGTTGTAATTGGCGAACCAGCAACTGAAACTATGCCGCCAGTAAAAGACTGCGCTACGGATGTGACCGTACCGCCAGTGCCCGTTGCGGCAATTGTGATTGTTCCACTGCCGTTGGTGATTGTCACCCCAGTACCGGGGGTCAAAGTTGCTTTTGTTAACGTATTCCCTGTGCTGTTTCCAATCAGCAACTGCCCATCGGCATACGTTGTTTGACCCGTTCCTCCACTGCCGACCGCTAACGTAGCCGATAGACCTGCCGCAGTGCCCGTCGTGTTTTGGTTAAAGGTTGGCCAGGTAAAAGTTCCACTACTAAAATTACCAGATTGCGGTGTACCTAAAATTGGCGTAACAAACGTAGGGCTGGTCGCAAATACCAATGACCCAGAGCCCGTCTCATCCGTAACCGCTGCCGCCAGGTTTGCACTGGACGGAGTTCCTAAAAATGTAGCGACCCCGGTCCCTAATGAGTTTATTCCGGTGCCGCCATAAGCAGCCGCTAAAGTCCCGGAATTAATTGTAGAGGCCGAGGTAGAAGCAACTTTTACAAAGTCAGAGCCATTCCAAGCAACAATCGCCCTTTCACTAGAAACTAACGTCACCCCAGTCGTGGGCCCCGAACCAACAATCTTGACCGACTGAGAGGTAGAGGTGCTGTTGATAATTAGGTACGATTTACTGGCTGCAGGAGCCGTAATTGTCAACAGACTGGCGGGAGCACCCGTACAATTAATAACAGTGTACTGAGAAGAACCCGTTGCACCCGACCCCGCTTGGGTCAAAGAAGAACCATTGGTCACGGACAACGTGACTGCAGTCTGAGTTCCACTAATTGTCTGCGTACCAGCTACTGCTGAGTCAAGATACGCTGAGATATAGTTATTGACCGTATCGCCCCAGGTGCCTGACAACTCCCCGGTTGCGGGAAGGGCAAGACCCAAAAGGGAGGTATAGGAGGTTGCCATGTCTATCCTTTAAACGGTTTCTATCTCAACCCAATTAGCAGGGTCTTCAGTCGTTGAAATGTTTGTCCAGCCCGCTGACCCGGCATTTGTCACATTGATCCAATTAGCGGTTTGAGAAGCGGTCGTGGTTGTCCAATCTGGAGAATTGGAGTCATCTATGTTACCCCAATCTGGAGTCTGACTATCGTCAATTAGGCTCCAATACCTGTAACCAAAATTTCCTGCCACGGCCATTGCGGGACACCCCGTAATGGCAACAAGCCGTTCTCCAACTGAGGGTGATTGTACCGCTCCACTGCTAGAAACGCCAGATAATGCACGACCAAATACCGCGGTTCCTGCTGCACCCGTTGCTACCGTTCCAGTTAGCGCAACAACCTTATTGAATCCTACGCTACCTACTGCACCCGATGCAGAGTTCCCCAATAATGGTTGTTCTAAGGCAGATCCTGTGGTGCCAACTAATCCCGCCGCGCTTGTTCCATTTATCGCAACAGTAGTTGTGCCCTCGGGTGAAACAACAAGGCCAGAAACGGAAGACCCAGTTAACGCAACCGAAACAGATAACCCGACAGAGCCCACTTCCCCGGTGGCAGATACACCAGACACAGACTGCGTTATAGATGCGGATACCGTTCCAACAGCACCAGCAGCGGGCACACTAGTGATTGGGAAAATGTGCGGACCAACCCCCACCGTCCCAACCGAACCAGTCGCAGTGACTCCACTTAATGATTCACTTTTAGCGGCTTCAACATCGCCAACTTGGCCGGAGGCAGATGTACCACTAAGTGTGACAGTTCTTTCTCCCATCGAGACTGAACTGACCGAGCCTGTGGCCGACACCCCAGTTGGGAAAACAGGTTGAGCAAACTGAGAGTTGCCAACAGCGCCAATAGCGACGTTGCCGGTAATATCAACTGTTATGGATGAAGAGGGCGTACCGACTAATGCGTCAGCTTCAACTTCTTGAATTTCAGGAAATGGGAAAGGATCAACCCCACCAACTCTTGCGCGGGCGTCTACCCCAGTAATGGCAATCAACTTGGCAAATAAAACATCGCCAACGAGACCAGAACCAACTACACCAGATAGCGCAGCAGTCTTAGTACCAGTAACAGTTCCTGCTAAACCAGAAGCTACGGTGCCACTTAGGGCAACAGAAGGAGCAACTCCAACTGAACCAACCGAACCAGTCGCAAGGGTTCCGTTTTCAGCCTGTGTTTTTGAAGCTGTTACCGTCCCAACGGCACCAGCGGCTGCTACACCAGTAATTGCTAATGAACGCGCCCCAACTGTGTCTGTGCCAACTGCGCCAGAAGCAGAAACCCCGGTGATACTTACCGTTACCGATACGCCAGGAGCGCTAACAACTCCAGACGCGGCAACGCCCGTTAGGGCGGATTGCGAGCCGCCCCACGTGTTACTACTCCAAGTACTGGCTCCCCAGCCGGTAGCCACAGTACTTCACCAACCAATATTAAGTAGTGGCTAGACGGATCAGTGCGGTACTGGTCGTGTTACTCGGCATTGTTAGCGTAAACGTACCCGCGGTCACAGTCTGTGAACCAAAGGTGTGAACACTAATTGCCTTGTTACTTTGAGTCGAGTTGTACAACAAAACCGTGTCAAACGCCGTTGTAAGCGTGACGGTTGTGTAGGTAATTGAGGAAGATGGCGTCCAGTAGCCAACACCCGCAGTGGCCGAACTATTAGTAGACGTTGGAGCCGTTGCGTTTGTTACAGTCACACCACCGGCAACGTAGTTCGTACCGGTAACTTCGCCGGTAGCTGTATACGCGGTAGTAGAAGCGTTGATTGTTGCCGAAGCAAGGTATAACGCAGCTTTAACGGTATCCGTTGTAGGCGAAGTCAAACTTCCACGCGAGACAATAGTCGACGTTCCAAGCTGATGCTGACCCAGCATCAATTCGCCAAGGAACGATGTACACATAGACTGAGTATTAGCCATGATTTATCCTATCGAAGCGGCTTCGAGCGCCGTAAACGGAGAAGTTTTTAATGTGACGTGAACAGAACGATGAACTAACTCTTCATTTAGCCAATATTCAGTCCACGTGGTGAACTCAATGTCATTATCCAACGAACCTTCTTTTTTTTCCAGCAAGGAATCGTCCATTTCACCGTGAATTGTGTTGACTACCATGATTTAATACACCCGAATAATTGCAGACGTAATATCGTCTGTTGGGAAAACGATGTTTAAGATTCCGCCAGCAGTCGTTGTCCGCGCCCCGCCGAAATCCAAAACGCAAACCGCAGGATTACCCGCAGCAGAACTATTGTAAATCAAAGCCCCATACGTCGTGATGGTTACACCCGTCAACGACAAGTCCACAAAATCCACATACGCGGTCGTATTGGCTGACGTTGGAACGTAAGGGGTCAAAGCTACGCCGCCAGTGGTGTACATGCCCGACGCAGCTATCTCATTCGTGGACGTGTAGGTCGTGGTGCTGGCGTTAAACGTGGCAAGCTCGTTGTACAAGGCCAGCTTGAACGTGTTACCCGTGACAGGCGTGAAGTTATGCACGCCCTTCAACAACTGCACCTTGAAACTTGTGCAAATATAATTTCCTGAAAAAGCCATTACGGACCCGGCGAATCAGATTTAATCGGAATCCGCATCATGCCATCGCGGTACTCATCGCGGCGGCGGCGGCCCTGCTGCTCAACACCCAGACCACTAATTGCCTGTTTGTAGCTATTTTCAAAGTAAGCCTGCATATCCGGCGGTCCTTTCAAATAGCTGTACGCCTGGATCATGCAAGCATAGAACAATGCTTCTGGAGCATTGTTGCTAATCCAGGTCGTCGTATTTGTTGAGGATAACTGGTCAGGTCTGTAAATATACCCCAGCTCCACCACATAATTCTGATTGGGCGTTGGAGCTACATAAAAGGTGTTTTGGTCCCATACGGAGAAATATTTTGGAGTACCCGTTGCGGTCTGGTCTTTCCAATACTCTTTCATAAAAGAGGTATCTCTAAAGTCCAAAAACGCTTGAACCGAAGTGGTAAAGTTTTTAATCAGCATGTACCTGTGGGTCAACAGGTCTGTTGGGGCTGTTAAAAACCTGTTACTGGACGACAAATTGCCGGTTTGTTCTTTTTTAAACACGTCCAGGTCAATTTCACGCATGATGCGGTTCTCCGCAAACGTGATAAACGTGTTTATAACCGCAGCTGTGAACTCACTGTCCCCTACCTGCGCGTAATTTCGAATGTTTGTAACTAATTCGTCGTAGGTCATGTTGTTGTCACCGTCACAGAACCAACCACGACCCGCGAGATCAACGCAGGACCCGCAATGTACGGACGCATATCATTTGTGTTACGCGCCGTCCCAAAACTTTGAAACGCTGAAAAACCCGGAGCACCCACAAACACGGACAATGGCTCCCTACGATCTGGCCGCGGTCCATCAAGAGCAATCGCATCGCCATGATACTTCAATGGCTGGATCTGCGGTTCTTTTGGCTCGTAATCGTCCGGGCAAACCTTAAAACCACGCCAATTTGTGCGAAGCTGCGTCAGCCTGTACCGCTGACCACAGTAATCGCACAGGGCTAAGGCATATTTACCGGCCGCGTAGACCATTTTAGATCGTCGCTATCTGCGGCACGAAGTATGTGCTGGCGGTGTCCCTGTCCTCATTTGCCGCGCGTTGGAAGTCTTCCTCATAAAGATTCTTCAACGCACCAATGCGGTCAGGCGCAAACTTCAAAGACAAGAAATAAGCAAGCCCTGACGCCAGGCAAGGCAAGAAACGCCAGTTGACATCCGACGTATTGGTGTACGCCCCAGCATCTTGAATGCGACGAATCCGGTAATACACCAACTTGTAGTTGCTGTTCGGCGTCACAGGGTACAAATACACCTGCGGAATGTTCTGACGCTGGACGTATATCTGGGCCGGGCGAGATTGGAAGTCCTTATTCGGGATATCCAGGTACTCGTTTCGGCTGATCCGCTGAATGATGATGTCGTTGTACGGGGTCTGGGTCATGTCCCGAATGACCGCACCCAACACATTGACCGTGTCCGCAGCCAGGTTCAAAACCCGATCCCCTTGGGCCAACTGAATCTCTTGCTGTTCGATTGTCCACAGGTTCAACCCGCGGTTTGCCCAATCAAGAAATACCAAATTGAGCGAGCGGCGGGCCGTTGTCAGGTGATACCCGCTGGTCGGCCGCATGCCGCATCGCTCAAACGATTCTTCGATTATCTCATCAATCGACAGATCAAAGTCAGTCGTGCCCGAAGTGGTCATTTAGCACTTGCCGCCTTTTTTATAGGCTTTCATCTTGCCAGCTTTGACCATGCCACCTTTGGCCATTTTTGCCGTGCCCGCCTTGACAGTTTCATCGCCTTTCATCGAGTCGTAGTTGTAATCGACCTTGGGCGTTTCACCGCTCATCACGCACCCGCCACCACGAACCGCGGCACCCATTCCACGTCCAGCCATGATTATTTCCCCTTGCCCAAGGCACGACCCTTGGTGTCTGCAGTAACACGCATCATGGCGCGGCCATAAACCGGAGCTTTTTTGACCGCACCTCCTTTTTTCATCTTCTCTTCCATTTTCTCACCCATGGCATATTGCATGGGAGAAATCTTGCCCGACTTAATAGCTTTGGCCTCTTTCAGCTCTTCGCTTTTAGTCTCTTTGTTCTTAAACAGTTTTTTAAGGTCAGCCTTAGCCATCTCAGTATCCTTTAATGTGCGGAGATCAGACGGTCAATCTTCTCTTCCAGCTTGTTAAACCGAGCATCAATGTGCTCCATAATTTTGGAGACTTCTGCCCTTGTGATCATGTCCCGAGCCATCTCTTCACGAGTCTTATTTAAAAGAATACTGAGGCGATTAATTTCCCCAAACTTCTCCCTAAGAACAAAACCTGTGATTCCAAACACAAGGGTGAGCCCTGCAGACCAGAGTTCAGGTATGCCCATTATGTCGGCTTCCCGCCGTAGAAGAACAGCGTAACCGAAGTTACCCCGGCCCCACTAAATGTCACATGAATCCCGTCTTCAAATAGCACCCCCATGTCATTAATAGGAATGTATTCAGACCCTGCGGCTGCAGGGGAAGTAAGGGTCAAGCCCGTAGTACCACTGGCACCCCCACTCTTAAAAGTCAGCGTTGCAGCAGTGGCTGTAGCTACAAAGTAGACACCAACCAAGCGGGTCCGACCATCTACAACCTGTGCAGTTGTAGTGGCCGAAGCCGAGTAAATATTACTATTACTCATGGCCCTTTCCCTTAATCAAAAATGGTTTAAGGAATCAGGTTTGCAGCTTGCTGGTAAACAACCGAGATGTAGCCCACACCACCCCCAGCACCAGGAGTGGTCGAAGTCACAACGATCTGAACGTCCGTAGCTCCAACGTCAACAAACGCTGCCGTCCGGGTAGCATCCGTGCCTGGAGTGACTTGGACAATCCCAACCGCCGCAGTAGAAACAGCACCCGCTGCGGTGTAAGCAGTAGCCAGTGCCGTGTTGCCAACACCAACAGTCGCCGTTGCACCCCAAACGGTGGTGACGTAAACAAAAATGTTTAGGATCTGGCTATGTGCGGGGATCACGATAGTCGTGTTGCCGCCGTTAGCAAGCTGGGTGATTTTTTCGCTTTGAACCATAACAACCTGGCCCACGTTCTTGACGTTTTGACCAAGAGTCGTGCCGGTGGTTTGGAAAATTGGGCCAGCCCTAACTGGGCCGGAAAACGTAGTATTCGCCATTGCGTTCTCACATGCGAGTAAGCATATCTGTCTGCATGTCGTCAGCCGGGACTGTCAGATATGCCGGAAACCCCGGAATAGAACAACTATACACCCTATTTACAAAAAGAAAAGGCCCCAAACGGGGCCTTTTCAAGCTGCCGGTAATTAGGCCCCAGGGGAACCAAAAATACCGCGCCAGTCGCTGAAGCCGAAGCTGTAACGCTCACGAGCCTTGTAGCGCACGTTACCAGTGTCGAAGTCGCCTTCGAAACCGGTGCGGATTGCAACGCGCTCGAACATCTTCATGCCGTTAGGAGCATCGGTCTTGATGAACCACGCATCAATGTCCGTCAAGAAGTGGTTAACAGTGTAACCCTGGGGGATCATCCCCATGTTCTTGATTGCGTTGATGTCGTTGTCCGCCGTGCCAACACGAAGCGTAGACTTCATGATGCGGTCAGCGGTAAACATCAGCTCTTTCGGGATGATCAGCTTCACACCCTGCATGGCGATCTTCAGACCACGTTCGTCGGTGAACGCAGCGATGTCGATCAGAGCCTGCTCAAGCGAAGTTTCGCTCAAGTCGGCATCCACGGCCAAACGGTTGGAACCGTTAGGACCGCCCAGCGTTGGGTGAGCCGTCGAACACAGAGGCTGGCCGTCGCCACCAGTCGAGGTCGTAAATGCACCGTTCAGAACAGCAGCACCTTTAATCTGCTTGGTCTGAGCCATGGAACGGGCCAGGGCTTTGGTGTAACGAGCCGAAAGACGGTCGTACAGGTTGTCTTCCACTGCCTCTTCAGTCAGCGAAAACGCCAGCGCAATCGTTTCGTGGGTGTAACGAGCGGTGAAAACTTCCTGCGCCTGGTCGTAGAACACGCCAGAGCCTTCCGTTTTAACCGGAGCGGTTGCAAAACCGGACAACATCACCTCTTCTTCAAACGCACGATCCGAAGATTCGACGTCATAGATTTCGAGATGCTCGTTCTCGTAGTTCTTGTACTCAAGACCAAACAAGGCATTTAGGCCTGGCTCAAGCTCTTTCGTAAGTTGGGCACGTGAGATTGCCATTATTAGGCTCCTTGTCCAGCAACGCCAGCACTTCCGTACAGGTGTTGATTGATTTTTACGACTAGCACCTCATACGCGCCAAGCTCGTTATCCGTCTGGTTGTACAGGCTAATAACTTTCAAAGGCAATGCAGCGGTTTTAGCCACGTTAGCCGAGTCGATGGTCATGTTCGACAGACCCGTCGTCGTGCTACCCGTCGTGCTGGCAGTGATCGGAGCATTCCAGCCCATTTTGGCCTGGGTAATTGCCGTGCTGCTAGTCGACTGGATAGTGAACAACTGACTTGGGTCGTCAATCACGTCGGCCTGGATAATACCAACAGTGATGTCAATACTACCGGGGTAGTAGTTGCGCCACACGGGCTTGCCAGACGTTGGGTCAATGTACGAACAACCGTTGAACACGCCAACAGCAGCCGTCATGGACGAAGTGAACTTCACGATGTAGCCATCATATAGGGCAACGAGGTCGCCCAAGAAAATTGCCCCGGACTGGTTATCGGCAATCTGATACCCGTACTGTTTCTGTGCTCCAGTAGCGGACAGGTTGCCCATAGGACGCAGACCAAAGGGCTTATTTACGTTAGCCATTTGTCAATTCCTTAAAAAGATTATTCCCCGGATGGACCGGGGCTACCAAAAGTGACCCGCGACTGACGATCAGGGCTTTGAATGCGCATGCTGTTATGAGCATTGCTTTTCATAAGCTCGTTGTCAATCGCTCGAACCTGATCTTGAGCGCGAGTGTGGTAATGTGCCTGTCGCTCTTCGACTGTTTCCAAAGGAATACGGGCTAACAGAAGACCTCCCACACTGATCACGCCAGCGTGTCGGCCATCTTCCACGGTGGGAACAGGAAAGTCTGGGTACTCTTCCGAACGGACGAGCTCATAACCTTCACGGACTTTCGAGGCAACATTCATACGGTCTTCTTGATTCCCCGTATATGCCCGAATCCATCTGTGTTTGTATCCCGGAGGAGCAGGAGGCGCATCAAGTCGTGATGGTGGTGCCCAAGGTTTCCGGCGTGCGGCCTTCTCGCGGGTATCCGCCGAACGCGCTTCACGATTAACGGGTGTAGTTACCTTGTCCATGATCAATCCTTGACGTATTTGGCATATTCCTCAATCGGAACGCCGAGTTTTTTAGCAATTGCGACCTGACTTGCAGTCAGTCTCACAATGCGGCGTGCATTATTTACCCCGGATGACCGGGTTGCAGGGGCCACCGTTTGCACGGTTCTAGTGGTCCTGTCTCTATTAAATCGACCTGGGAAGGAAGATCTAAGCCTACGATCCAGCTCATCATAATACTCATCCGATCTGCCGTCAAACCCCTCAACCTCAATTAGTTGACGGTGAATGCCCCAAGCGGCAGATGTAAGCACGGTATCTCGCCCATACCACGAATTTTTATCCACCCAATTAGCGGCTTTTTCATCCACAACAGGGCGAGCTTGTTGAATAGGCTGTTGTGCAGCTTGATGTTGCTGATACGCCAATTGCTCTTGATAAACCTGGCGCTGCGCATTCGCTTCAGCAATTTGCCGCTGCTCATGGATCAAGGTTGTCAAACGGGTATTAGCTTCAATCTCCGTTTGAATGTCACCTTCTTCACGGGCTTTGCCAATAATCTGCTTAAGCGCAACAACCTGGGTTTCTACCCGGCCACTGGCCTCATACAACCGCTCCTCATCGGTGCGAACCACACGATGCTCAAGCTGCTGCATCCTTGCCTGCATGCCTTGCGCGTACTGAATAGCCGCTTGTTCGCGACGCTCCGTCTCGCGCAAACGAGCAGTCATCTTGTCAATTCGTTTCTTGACGCCACTGCTGTAATCGTCAAGCTCGCTTGAATTGCCGTCGGAAACAACCGACGCAGAAGTGCTTTGACCGTCAGTTTCAGTCACGGCAACCGACATAGGCTGCTCGTTCTCTCCGACGTTGTAATCTAACTCTTGATCTGACATTGTCTACTCCTTACATGTGCAAAATGTCATCGGGATTCGCAACCACACCCAGAACTTCATCGTCGTTGATGAACCGGATCTCGCCTCCGTCAATCGGAATACGTGCTCCGGCATAACGGCCAAAAATAATCCACTCACCTTCCTGGCACCACGGTCCGGTAGGGAACTTGGATTCGTCTGAGTAAGCCAGGCTGCCCATTTTCAGGACATACCCGCACACGGTATTTAAGACCGTGCGTTTTTGCGTCTCTTCCGCCAAAACGATTCCGCCCTTGGTCTTCTCCGCCCCTCGATAGGGGAGAATCGCAATCCGCCACCCCGTTGGGGAAGGGATACGATTGAGCACCGGCTCCGGAATCAAAACGGGATCAAACACCCCGTCGACATAAGCATCATCAAGAGTAGGTACAACCACTTCCTCTTGCCATTTGCGCTCTAACGCGGTCAATTCCTGACTCATGCACTCTCCTTCAGGTTAAAAATCACGGTCTTTGCGGTTAAGAAGTCCCTTAACCACATCTTCGACAAGATTCAAACCTTCCAGACGGCCCATCATAAAGCGATAGCGTTCCATGTCGGAAATGCCACCACTCAAAATGATCGCTTCAGAGTCCGCTTTAAGCTTTCTGATTTCTTTCAGCACAGCTTCTGTAAATTCAAGCATGGAAACCCCATGAAAAGCAGACGGAATTAGCCCCGTCTGTAGGCTTGCATCAATCAGTATATACCAACAGGATCGTTTCCGTCACGTTTACGGATCACCTGAGAAGGCCCATTTTTGCCCTTTTTAAGCACTTTTTTAGGCGCATTACTGGGGTTATTGGCCCCCGCTTTGCTATAAGCAATGGCAGCAGCCTGTTTTACAGCCGCCGCAGTGCTTTTTGGCTTACTTGTACCTATTTTTCCCTTCTCTTTGAAGGAACTTACCAGTTCACCAATGTTTGCACTAATGGTTTTCTGACTTTTACCCGATTTAAGCGGCATTTTAGGTTCCTGGAGGCTGGTTTAGGGTCACTTGAGTCCTTTCCCGAGCAATTTGACCACGGAATTGAGCAATATTCTCTTGAGAACGTAGCCGCTCTTGAGCAATTTGCGCATTTTGCTGGACTTTTTGCTGGTCCAACTGCAAAGACTGGTTCTCCAACGCAATCTTCTGCTTGTCATTCTCTGCACGCTGCGCCAATTCTTGCTTTTTCAGGTCAATCAACGGGTCAGGTGGGGGTGGTTCCCCCGAACCACTAAGCTGCTCTTCCAGATCCTTGAGCCCTTTCATGCCTTCAGCAATCTTCAAAGCAATCATGCCCTCCTTCTGAATGGCCGAAACCATCCGATCCGGGTCATTTCCATACGATTTGAACAGCTCCGCCTCCACCATCTCTTCAGCTTTCAACCGAACATGCTCCAAAATGTGCTGTTGCAGCATTGTTGAAGCAGGAACATTGGCCTGAACAAGCTGAGACATGGCAAATAACAGATGCGCAGCAATATGCGCATCATGCTGCTGCCCCGCAAACGCTTTCACCTTCATGGTATCCATGACATTTGCGTTCTCTGTGGCCGGATCTTTCGGGAACTGCGCACTTTGGGGCTTCAACAACCCAGAAATGTCCCTGACATTCAACGCCGCATACACCCGATAGTACGCTTCGTACATGTCGTGCATCTGCGGAGCACTCTGCGCTAACTGCAATTGCGTTTGCGCCAGAGTGATTCTCTGCGTGGTCGAAAAAATGTTGGGGTCAGATACCGGAAGGACCGCAACCAGGCTATTAAAGTCCTTTCGCTTGATCGACCGACTGGCTCCAGGAACGTCATACGGGTAATCATCCGGTAAATAGTCAGCAAACCCCTCCGCCAGAAGCTCAAACTCCATCGCCTGCGCATAGTGCAACCGCTTATGGATCGCACTCATCACCATGGAACCTCGTTCCAACAGCGCCATCGTTGTTCCTACCTGCGCATTCTGGTTTCCATCCCCAACCATCATGTCCGCAGTACTGGCCAACCGCTTTCCAGCATCAACCAGGAACCCAAGCAGCTGAAACAGCGTCTGACTCGGCTCTTTGTACGGCAAAGGCAGCAAAGACGCCTGCAACTCCGCACCACCAGCGTCCATATCCCGCCATTCACCCGGCTGAATCGGATTATCGCTATCCGCGATCCGTGCCCCCTTAGCCTTGAACCCAGCAGGCAAGTTCGCCAACGTCCCCGCATCCAATAACTGACGCAAAGCCGACGTCGCACCCTTCGAAAGACTTCCAATCAGGTGAACAAAGCCCAAGCCATACGCACCAAGGCCCTCGACAAGCACGTAATGGACAAAATAATTGCGCCGACGATTCAGATCGTCGCCTTCTTTCCAGTTTCGGCGCACGCCAACCACTTGCAACGAGTCTTCCGAAAACGTAACAACATACGGAAGCTTGATTTTTGTCGGCTCCCCGTCCTCGTCCTTGTCCTCAAACCCAGGAATGTCCAGATCCACCTGCATCTCAAGCAAAAAGATCTCTTCGGCCTCATCCGTTGGCCGAATTCCAACGATTTTGTTCACCGATTTGTCAATCTGCGTCGAATCCGTTGGCTGTTGCTGCGCCTGCAAGTCAACATCCAGGTACTCACCCGCCACTACGCGCTTGCGAAACTCGTTCGCATCCATCGCAATCCGATGGGTAATGCGTGGGCAATTGGCAATTACACTTGATCCGTTGTAGGGGATGTACAGGTCATTGGCCAGGACCAGCTTGCTCACCATCCGCCCTAACTGGGCATCGTAATAGACCTTTTTGAACGTCGAACCACCGTAGCCGGTGTAAAACAACAGCTGGTCAAACTCAGGCGTGTACTCACGCATCACGTGAGTAATCTGGTAGTTCATGAAGTCCTGGACACGCGAAGCCTGCTGGATCTTGTCCGCAGTCTCCTTGCCCATGATCTCCGTTCGAACAGGCCCGCCCGCGGGCATCAATTCCTTGAACGCCTGCGCCTGGAACTGAACAATCGCCTCGGTCAGCAACGGATGCGCTGCATTTGACGCACCCCGGAATGGCTTGGTCTTCTCTTCAAGCTTCAAGCCCAACAGATCAAGGCCCTTGGCGTACATCTGCTCCCAGTCCGAGCGCGACGCCTTGTCCGCCTCATACATCTGCATCAGCTCAATCGCAACCTTCCCAAGGTCCTGCTCGTCAATGACCTCCGCCAGGTTGGCGTAAAAGTCAACTTCGTCCTCTTCCCCCATCTCCACAGTCGCCCCACCATCATCCTCCAGGATGATTTCAATGTCCGGGGCCTGCTCACCAAGGACCGCGATGCCCGTACTCGGCGCTTCTGAAAAGGATTTTTCGATTGGCATACTATTCTTTAGTAGGAGGTTTGGCTTTCTGAGCTCGCTGCGCCAAGTCTAACAAAATAGAAAACTCGGTAGCCATCGTAGGGTCCACGTGCAACGGCGCACGGCTGTTCCGTCTTGGCACCGTACTCCCCATGCCATAGGCCGCCAGCTCGTTGCTTGCGGACCGATAACCAGAGTTTTCTTTAGACCATTCAGGAGCCAACTTATCTACCAACTGTCGTCTTGGATATTTAGCTGGATCTTTAAAATCTGTGCCGCTGCCATAACCTAATTTTCTATGCCCTAACACCAAACGTACCTCGTCTGGCGAAAGAACCGTTTTATTCCTAAGATAATCAAGGAGTGGCGTTTCTTTACGATGGCGCTCTTCTAAGTCCGAAACTTGATGGCTTATTTGCCTATCGGCCGCATGCGTTAGTTCATGCACTAACGTACTTGGGGTTGATTCCCAATTTAACTCAATCCTTCCGTTCTTTGGCTCACTCCAACCAGTAACAAACTGACCGCCAGTAGAAGGACCTAAATACTTCTGGGATATTTCAGGAACCGCTAACCGCGAAGCCAAGAAATCCATCAAATCATTGTATTGCGAATACTGCTTTGCCTCATCCGTTAATTTCTCAAGGTCCGTGCGCCGTGGTGCAGGAGCAGTCTCACCCTTCTTAGGGCTGCCGTCGGCACGTTTTACGGCGCCTCCGCTCTTATATTCAAACGGCTCATCCGTGTATTTTCCGACCACGCTTCCTTCAAACGGTTTTTTCAAGAACAAGTTGTTCGACGTCAACGCTTTACGCATTTCCTCTTCTGACATGTCGGCAGGGAACCCGCCGTGCTTGCCACCAGGGTCATAGACATTGCGAATTTCAATTGCTTTGATCTTGGGATTGGCTTTTGCCGCTTCCCACTCAGCATTACTAAACTTAGCTTTAGGACCAACGTCATCAAAGAAATCTGACCAAAGCATTCCCTTGGCGTCCAAGACCAAATCCGGCTTTTGCGAATGAACAGGAATGGCGTATCCCGTTTTTCCCATGTACGAATCAGCAACCTCTGGGCTTTCCGTTAACCAAACCCCACCCCTGGTATTTCTCTTGGTGATCTTTCGATCCCCAGGCTGGCGCGACAACGTCGTGCCCGCAGGAGGCGCCCCCTCATCATGCTCTTTCTTTGCCCGAATCCAAGTTCTGTCTCGGTCAATATCTTTCTCAAGGGTTTTTAAGGCCTTTGCAGCAGATGTCTTAGCCGTTTTACCCAAAAGAAGGTTACCGCCCATCATATTTAACGCCGTTTCGGGCACCTTCTCCTCATCAAGTTCACCCGTCAACGCCCGATTAACCATGTTATACGGCAACATGGCCCCCGTCACAATGCTTGGAGCAACCCACTCTGGCTGGTCAAAAGCGGATTTTTTTACTCGACGTGGCAAAAACGTACCGCGATCTTCATCGTATTTAGAGTCAATCCCAGAAGTACGCTTAATAAACTCATCCGTTGTTTCAGCAGCAACTTTGTCTAAAACCGGGGCCCGTGCAACTTTTTCCCGCGCTGCAGCAATCCTGGCCCGCTCCTCTGCTTCCGCACGCCGCTTTGCCTGCGTTGCCGCCTTACCACCAAACGGATTTGTTGGCTCTACATAGCCTCCATCTGCATAAAGGTCAGGCAAGTCTACTGGAGGCCGTTTTATGAAGTTCATTTCATAATCGCCTTCGCCAGTGTAATAGCCCTCTGGAGACACTTTGTTGCCCGTCAGACCCAATTCTTTTTTAAGCGCATCAAGGTATTCGTCGGGGTATTTACGAGGAAACGACTCACGCAACCCGCTTCGAGGGCTCAAGATAACAAGGCCTGACTGTTCATTATTGGCCGCCATCGCACGATTGCGGTGACGCCCTTCATGACCTTTAATTTTTGGAAGAACCTTAGTCGATCCTTCCACCGCTTTGTCAATCTCCAAAAAAGGAACATCGTTAAATCCCGTTTTTATTTTTTGAAGGTCGCGAATGTTTGCTTTACTTCCAATTTTATTTAAATGATATGACGCGAGTTCTTCAGGAGATTTGTCAAGCCACCACAAAGGAGACGCGTATTTTTCAAAGTCTTTTGGATTTATAGTCATTAGGGCCTTGGCGTTGTCCCCCAAAAACGCACGCTCCAACGCTTTTTCTGTGTACAACTTGTCAAGGTTGGGTATTTCATCCGCAGCACGTTCCAACCGCTTTAAGCCAAAACGACCTTTGCTTGCTAAAACTTCTTTGGCAAGAGCAGAAAGAAACCCACCCGCCTGCATGTGGACCGGGGCACCCTTTTTATCAGATGCCCCGCTCGTAAAATTTGAGGCTTCTCCCCCTTCCGCGAACCTTCGCTTCGTCAAATTCTGTCGCATCAGGTCCGCCAACATCGCCTTCGCCGTAGCCAACTGCTCAGGAGACGCCTGGCTTGGTCCTTGGGCCGTGGTCATCGACTCATACGTCATGCCCATCCCAGCAGGACGACCCTGCTTGTCCACAACCTGACTAACCTGACGCGACCTGACAGACTGCGCATTCGGAGACTTCGTGACCCGCGTCTCACGCGGCCCGGTCAACTGCTCATAACCCTTCAACATCTGCTTCGCGCCAGACGCCTCCGTGTCCTCATCGTCCTCAACCAAGCCTCCCGCTGCGCGCGTTACCGGGGTTGTGTAAAACGACTGGAATTTCAACGGATCAATCGTCGGGATTGCAATTACATTGCCTAAACGATCCGTGTCCTGCGTATACAAACCCACTGCCGTAGGGGTCAGATTTGGGTTGGCTGCAATCTTGGTCTGTGCCTGCGACGGAGTAAAGTACTTGTTAGGGTCAAAACTAAATCCTGGAGGCAACTGGCCAATGGACGGATTCAGGTTTTTATTAATTTCATAGGACGGATTGAACGATGTTAAATCTGCTTTGGCAGTCGTGGTCTGCCCCGAACCCGGCAACGGCTGGAAGGGGATGTTTGTCCCAGGCGCAACAGAAACCCCCTTGCCAGTAGTTCCGGGAGGCTTGTTCCCAATTACATCATCAATGTCCTTTGAACCAACAATTGGGGCCGCACCACCTCCCGTCGCACCACCTCCCGTCGCACCACCTCCCTTCGCACCACCAGTGGGCGTAGGATTTGTTGTGGGATTGCTTATGTCAGCTGTAGAAATTCCAGGATTGTATGTAGCCTCTGTCCAAGGATTTGTGCCGAAAGCCGTCGGACCATGCTCATAACCCGCATTCTTCTTGTTCAAATACCCTTCATTACCCGTAAGATGGTACATATAGGTATTTGCTGCCGCCAGTCTTTGGTTAGGCGGTAAATCACCATATTCCCGAAGCTGTTCTGCAAAATCATCAGCACTGCGCACTTCACCGTACCGATCTTTAAACAAGGAAGGGTCGAAAGAGTAAGTCAAATTGGCATCGCCATACTTTTGCCAATCGGGAGATACTAAACGGCCCTGCGAATCTACTGCCCAAGCGGACCCGCCTTCAGCAAAATGCTGAACCATCCCGCCATTGACATACCCACCCACCTTCGAACCAGCTCCAGATCCCTTTACGGTTGAACCAGGTGGGATACTCGTGTAATTAGTTACACCCGCGGCCCTAGCCGCAGCAGGGCTGCTATACATCTTCCCATCTGGACCGTATACAACAACTTGTATGTCTACCGTGCCGCCACCGTTGTTTGGATTTTCGATGGGCATGGTCGTTATCGGAGCATACGGGTTAGATTTGAACTGCATGTAATTCGGGTTGGCCTCACGGCTATACATATTTGGATCTTTATACTGACCCATGATCGGAACACCCGCACCGGCCTTATCGCGTCGCGCAATAAAGTCCGCCGTCGTAGGCATCTGAGGCGCGTTGTACGACCGAGGCGCATTCGGGTCAAACGCAAATGACACCGGGACAGCATTCATCGCCTTCGTGTAATCCGCCAACATCTTTTCCGAAGTCGCCTTTTGATTAATCACGGGAGGCCCCTCGGCTTTAGGATCTTGAGCCTCGTACACGGTATAGCTCTGCGGACTCTTAGGCAAACCAGTCGCCGGGTCTATCGGCATCGTCGCAACATACGGGTTGTAACTCGACTGCGTGTTATTTATATACGCGCTATTACTTAACCGATTATTAGACGAATTTTGAAAATACTTATCCGACTCTTCCTGCCGCCTGACTGCCTCCGCCGGATCAAAATATTTCTCCGAATCGATTCGAACACTCGACCCACCAACTAGATTAGAGCTGCCACCAGACGGATAGGTAAACTGAAAAGGAGAAGGCTTTACAGGCGGATCTACCTTCTCGTAACCAATGCCGCCAACATCCCCACCACTAACAAAACTCTGAACAGGCATTTCCGGCATCTCGTCATCCACCGACGGATCATAAGGACGAGAAAGCGCGTTGATGTCCAGTTCCATGCCGTGCCCTACCAAAAGGTTAAAGTTGCCCTATTTTAATCCCTAATAGTACTCCGTCACAAGCTCTTGTCCACTAGGCTCATCCGGCTCATCCGTCTCCAACGCAATAAAATTCCCCGCCCGAAACCTCATCAAAGCCTGCGTCGTGCTGTCCACCATGTCGTCATTGTCCCCATTCGGAAACGCAGCACACTCCTCCACCAACGCCTCCGCCCAATCCGTGTCCGGTGCCCACACCATCCCCGCCTCCAACATCGGCGCAACAGAATTCGCCCTCGATATCTTGTCCGTACCCGCCCGCCGGCCACCAGGAGAATACATCGTCACAGGTATCCCCACCCTCCTCAACTCCTGCTGCAACGTCACACCCGTTGCCTTCGCCTCAATCAACACATTATCCGGCTTCCAATAATCATACTGCGCCTTCGCCACCCGCTTTAACTCCGGGAAGTCCCACCTCCCCTTCTTCACATCCATCAACACAATATTAGGCCCCGAGTCCTGATCAGGATGGAACACACCCCACGTCGTGATCACACTAAAATCCGCCGTCTCCTTCTTCGAATACGCCGTGTCATACGACTGAATAATGTAATCCACAGCCGGCGGATTGTCCGAAGGCCACACCTTCCACCACTCCCTCTTCAAAATCGCACCCTCATCATTCGTCGGCTGCTGCTGCCACTGCGCCTGCCACTTCTGCACCGACAACGCCGCTCTCACACTCTGCAACTCCGATAACTGCCAAAACCCCGGCCACAACGGATTACCAGACGGCAAAATCGCCGGAAACTCAATCACCTCCCAAACATCCGCCTTGTGCGACGTCTGCTGCTTCACCAACCGCGCCGTCAAATCCTTCGTCCCCCACCGCGTCATCACAACAACAATCGACCCACCAGGCTGCAACCGCTGCCGCGGACCAGACGTATACCACTCCCACGCATTGTCCAAAGCCGTCTCACTCATCGCATCCTGCTCCGAATGCGGATCATCAATCACCAACAAATCCGCACCACGCCCCGTCATCGCACCACCAACACCAACAGCAAAATACTCCCCACCCTTGTCCGTCTCCCACCTACCCGCCGCTTTACTATCCGCCTGCAACACAACCTTCGGAAACACCTCCCTATACTCCGTCGAATCCATCAAATTCCTCACCTTCCGACCAAACCGCACAGCCAACTCACCCGTGTGCGTCGCCTGAATGATCTTGGTCCGCGGACCATGGCCCATGACGTAAGCAGGCAGCAGATAAGACGCAAACTCAGACTTCGTGTGCCGCGGGGGCATATTAATAATTAGCCTTTTTAAAGAGCCATTAACAACTCTGTTAAAGGCATCGGCCATCTTTTCATGGTGCGCGCCAAGGATTGCTTCGGGCCATACATAACGGACAAAGGAAAGAAAGTCGCCTTTTGCTTTGTCCAATACCTCAAGCTTTGCAAGCCGGTATTCAAGTCTTAGCCTGTGTGCATCTGCTTCTTCAGGGGTCATTTCTCAATTGCTTTAAAAATTTGCAAAAAATTTTTTAACAAGAAGCATTGTAAACAAAGGGGGCCTCTTTTGCCAAATGTGTTTACGGTCGTCATTGACAGTGTGAAATCGGGCTAAAGCCTGCGTAGCCCGGACGGGGGGCCGAAAACCGGGGGCCGGGGCCCAAGCATAACCCGTGCCAGCCACGCATCGGGGCCGGGGAGCCTAGGGCCATGGTGCAGTGCACAATGCCCGGAGCCCGCGCCACGCCTGGATCTAGCACCACCTGGTCGCTGCAGTGCAACATTTACCAGGTAGCACGGGCCAGGGGCCATGGCCCGCAAGCCTGGTCAACCTGGCCAGGGCCAGCTGGGCCCGGTCAACCTGGGCCAGCTGCGCGAGCACCTGGGCAACCCGGCCGGGGCCAGCTGGGCGAGCACCTGGGCAACCCGGCCGGGGCCAGCTGGGCGAGCACCTGGCCTGTTTGCATGTAGATACAAACAAGGCCCGATTGTTTGCATGTGGATACAAACAAGGCCAGCGGGCCAGGTACAGCTGGCCATTGCGACTGGTCCAGGGCCCGCGGACCAGGGCCGGGTTTCCTGGACAGCTGCGACAGCTGGCCAGGGCAGCTGGGACCAGGCATAAAAAAACCGGCCAGGGGCCGGTTAGAACGGGGACAGCTGGCCAGGCTTAATCGGGCAGGTCGAGCTCGACCAGGGACAGGGCAGCTGCGAGCTCATGCTCGCCTGTCGCAATGGCATCGGCCAGGTCCGACGTGTAATAACTGGCCAGGACAGCTGGCCTGGCCGGCCTGGCCGGATCCGGTCCCCGGATGACAGCGTTGTAGTCACCACAATCGCGGTCATGCCCTACTCGCAGCGTGTAGCCCCGGTGCGAGCGGATGTAAACAGCCCTAGTCATATTCAAGCTCTCCTGTTAGTGCGCCTGGCCCGACTGGGCCCAGGTCCAATGATTGAAGTGATAGCCCAGTGAATGATTGCGACAGCTGCCCAGGTCATGCTGTCCGCCCGATATCGCCGGCTACATGGTGCCGCAGTAGAGAACCAGGCGGAAGGGACCGAGCGAAGCGCCGGACAGCTGCAGCGTCATCCGCCTGGCCAGCTGTCCGCGTCCCGTGCCACTGGATCGCAGTAGGCCCGCTAGCGGCATAGCATCCGCCCTGGTCGCTCGACTCAGCAAGCTTGCGACCTGTCCCATGGGCCAGGAACACAATCACGTAGTCCCGATCCGGCCGGGCGCACAGCGGCCGGCCGTTACCGCAAGTGGAACAGCTGAAGTCGGAGCCGGCCGGGGCCAGCTGTTCTGGGCAAACCACGAATCGAACCCCGTCATGCGTCATAGGCCAGCTGTCGCGAGTCTCGGCGGGTGCCGCGGCCAGGACAGCTGGCCGGCCATGTCGGACAGCTGCGACAGCGTCCTGGATGGTATCGGCCGAATAGTTAATGACGGTCCAACCAGGGCCCGCAGCTGGCAGTTTCGACCAGTGGTAATGCGAATAGGTCCAGGCCTGGCCATCCTTCGGGACAGCCACTAACAGGGCCCGCAAGTAAGCCTTGTCGACCTGGGCGGTCGATTCGGCCGGCCTGGGGTTGAGAGGACAGCTGGCCGGACAGCTGGCATAGGTCGAATGCTGGCCGGACCGATAGGTGACAGCAATGGGGCCTGTCTTCGAATTCGAAGAGCGTGCGACGGTACGTAACATAATCAATTCTCACTTTCTAATGGCCGGGTCCGGGATAGACCCGAATCAGAATCATAAACGAAAAAACCGGCCAGGGGCCGGTTTTCTGTGGGCAATGCGACCAGGTCGTCAGTCGCTGGAAGTCTCGGCTTCCCGTGCTAATTCGCGATCACGCGCGAAAGCTTTTTTTGCGTTTTCGGCCGATTCGGAATCCTGATATACGGTTTTTGTCCCGATGGTCAGCTGGACGGATTCGTCATCCAGATATTCGAACACTTTCCAGGGGTCCGAATTATAGGTCGAGCGGACCGCCTGTAATCCGACCAGGACTAACAGGTCCGCAAGCTTAACGGTTGAAGGAACCGCGAACGTGTTGGAACCGAATTGTACGGTTTGAACGGTTTTCTGAGCCATGCTGTTCTCTCACTTTCTAAGGTTGGGCCCGACCAACGCGGCCGGGCCAGGGGGACTATAAAACAATTCAGGCGGGCAATGCAAGCAATTCCAGGGCGCGGTTTTTAATCGCTGCGCCAGTGCCAAACCAGGCGGACTCTAAGCGCGTATTGTCCGACCGGCCGCGCTCATGGTCGACCAGCTGCGTCACTGCGTTGAGCATGGCCCAGCGGTTGCCCGCCACGCCTGGGATATCCGCACCGATGGCCGCACCATTGAACAGGTCGAGCGTGCGTTTAAATGCGCGCGACTCGCGAATGTCAGACTTGCCCTGGTGATA